GCCGAATTTGACAAATACTGCCAACAGGTAACAAACATTGAAGTAACCGCGCAAGAGGCCCCAAACCCTACCCAAGCGGTACCTACCGACGGCAACTAGCCGAACTGTTAATAGCAACAGGGTGGGCGCCGCATTGGTATAGCGCTACGTTTGACACACAAGATTTAGCAACGGTGGCTAAAGTTTTGGGAGACAGAAACAAAAGGTAGCAACCGTGGCGCAATCAAAACCAATTTTAGAGGTTCAAGGAATAGACCGAACCTTAGCGCTATTAAACAAAATAGACCCAACCTACAGGCGCGACGTCACTAAACGTATTAAACGCGCCGGTACTGTCATGATTACCGAAGCACGGCAAATGGTTACAACCGTTGTAGGAGTTAAAGGCGCCCCGCTATCCGGTATGAACCGTGGCACCCTAATTAAAGGCCGTGAGGTTAGGTGGAATACCGCAACCGTAAACAAAGGCTTTAACGTGAAAGTAGGTTCACGTGCAACCAAGGAACGATACGTAAACTTTACGCGTTTTACTGACGGCGTAGCTACACACACAGAGCAAATACCTTTTGGCGCTAAACCATATCGTTTAATGACGGTGCAACAGCGCGACGCCGCAGGCGCAATCTATGACCATGCCGGACGACATACACAAGGCTTATTTGTGGCAAACCTTGACGTTGCCGGTGGCGGTGAACAACCTCGCGTAATTGACAAAGCCGTAGAGAATAACAAGCCTGCCGTACAACAGGAAGTACAATCTGTTATAGACGACGTTGAAAAAAAAACAAACCAACAACTTAAACAGAGGTACAAATAGTGGCAATTAACATACCTATTATTACCTCGTTTGTTAATACCGGGGTACAGGCCGCCGACAAACAACTTAAAGCCTTTGGTACAAGCGCTAAAACCGTTGCCGGTGCTGTTGGCGGGTTAAGCCTTGCATTTGGCACCGTTCAAAGTGTGCTTGGCCCGGCCATTAAAGCCGCTTCCAACATGGAGGAAAGCCTTAGCAAAGTAAACGTAGTATTTGGCAAGGGTGCGCGCGACGTAGAAAAATTTGCCAGTAGCGCCGCTAAAAACCTTGGCCAATCAAAGCAAGCGGTTTTGGAAGCTGCCGGAGTTTTCGGTACGTTTGGTAAAGCAGCAGGATTAGCCGGTACTGACCTTGCCGTATTTAGCAACGATTTTACGGCCCTTGCTACTGACCTTGCGTCGTTTAATAACACTACGCCGGAAGAGGCAGTACAAGCTATTGGCGCGGCGTTACGCGGCGAGGCTGAACCATTGCGCAAATACGGTGTTTTGCTTAATGACGCAACCCTAAAACAAGAGGCAATGACCCTTGGCATTTATGACGGCAAAGGCGCGCTTACTTCACAGCAAAAAATATTGGCCGCACAATCCGCTATTTTTAAACAAACAGGCGACGCCCAAGGCGACTTTATGCGTACTAGCGACGGCCTCGCTAACAGTACACGCACATTGTCGGCAACATTTAAAGACCTACAGGCCAAGTTTGGCGCCGCGTTTCTTGAACAGGCTAAAACCGCTACTGCAAACATAAACTTTTTAGCGCAAGCATTTAACAAACTACCCGCGCCCGTTAAAGATAGCGGCGACGAAATAAACAAATTCACAAGCATTGCTTCAAAAATGTCTAACGTCGTTACGCTTGGTTGGAGTGCGCTAACCCTGTTGCGTAAAGCGTTTGAAAACACTAAAGAAACAGGCGCTTATAACGAAAACCTCAAATTTAGTGCCCAACAAACAATGCGTAACGCCGACGCTGTCGGTGAATTTAACCGCAAATTACGCGAACAGCAAGAGGAAACAGGCGGCGCCGCTAAAAAAATAAACGAACTGTACGACGTCATTAAAGACAAATTGGCCGACGCATTAGACGACGCTAAAGACCAACTAGACGACGCACGAGACGCGTTTAAAGATTTCGGCCAATCCGTTGCCGACGGCATTAAAGCCGGATTTAGTTTCAGCGACGCCAAGGAAGCAGGCGTAGAAACGGGCGGCGGTTTCCTAGCTGGATTACGTGACCAAGTAGCCGGGGTAAAACAATACGCCGCCAACGTAGACACATTGCTAAAACGCGGACTAAGCGAACAGGCGCTAAGCGAAGTATTAAACGCAGGTGCGGAAGCGGGCGCGGCCATTGCAGCCGAACTTGTAGCAGGTGGGCAGGAAGCAATTACAGGCCCTAACGGCGTTAACGCATTAGTTGAAACCGTACAAAACGTAGCAAACAAACTTGGCTTGGATAGCGCCGAACGTTTTTACCAAGCCGGCGTAGACCAAGGCAAAGCCCTAGTAGCAGGCCTTGAAAGCGTTTTAAAGAAATACGAACAGATACTAAAAAACCCTAACCTAAGCACCAAACGCCTAAACGCCCTGTTACAGCAAGCACAAACAGACATAGCATTTACACAAATAACCGCAGGCCAAACCGTTGCTACACCGGCACCAACCCCGGCACAAATGCAAAGTATCGCAGAGCATAAAGCAATGCGCGGCGGAACAACCAACTACACCGTAAACGTAAACGGTGGCATGGCAACAGCAGCCGAAATAGGCCGCGTAACAAACAATGGTTTACGTGCTTTTGCCCGCGAAAACGGCCCACTAGACCTACCAATAGCGGGATTTAGATAATGCCCGGCAGCACCATTACACAAGCTGGTAATTATGCGTTAAAAATAGACACAGGCTTTAACGTAAACGCGTTTCTATTAGACGACGACATAAAAGGCGTATTAGATAACACAACCTATGTGCTAGACGGTACAAACGATTACGCGGACGTCACCCAGTCAACAACGCAAATAAGCGTACGACGCGGCAGACGCGACCAAGGCGACCAATTCAGCGCTGGAAGCATGACTTTTACCATATACGACGTAGACGGCCTATTTAACCCGTTTGACGACAACGGCCCGTACTACAACACCCCGGAAGCGTTACCCGGTTTAGCACCATTACGTCAAGTAGAACTAATACGTTACGACGCAAGCAACAACCCCGAATACCTGTTTAAAGGCCGCGTAATCAACTACGACTACAATTTTGCTTTAGACGGCATAGACACCGTAACCGTGTACTGTTCAGACGATTTCTATTTATTAGCCCAAACATATATGGACGAATTAAACGTAACCGTACAAACGTCCGGCCAACGCATAACAACCGTATTAGACCTACCCGAAGTGGACTACCCAACCGGTGCAACCGCCCGCGACATTGACCCGGGAACCGTAGACCTAGGCCACGACAGCGCCTACACCGTACCCGCAGGAACAAACGTCCTAAATTATTTAAGCCAAATAAACCAAACCGCCGAATTTGGCCGCCTGTTCATGTCACGTAACGGGGTACTCACTTTTACCCCGCGTGTAGGTCCAACGCTTAGCAGCCCAGTAGCCGATTTCACCGACGACGGAACAGCCATACCCTACGATAATTTGGGCATAACTTTTGAAGCGGACGCCGTAACCAATAGGGTTTACATTGAAAACCTAGGCGGTAACAGCGCAACAGCTAACGATTTACCAAGCCAAGCCGCATTTTTTCTACAAACAGAAAGCATAACGAACAGCCTTTTAGACGATAGCGAATTAGACGACGCCGCAAACTACCTTTTAGACGCATACCCCGAAGCCCGATATAACAGCGTAGAAACCGTCCTAGGCGCTTTAACAACCGCCCAACGCGACACAGTAGTAACCGTAGACATAAACGACACAATAAGCATAAAACGAACATTTACAACCGGTTCTAGCTCAATGACGTTAGCCCAAGAATTAGGCGTGGAGGGTGTAGAACATGAAATAACCCTAAACGGCCATAGGGTACGCCTGTTCACTACCCCAACAACCATTATTTATGAACTAATATTAGATGACGCAACCTATGGCGTATTAGACGCTTCAAATGTTTTAGGATAAGTATCACTATGGCTAACCCATTTCCTTTTACCGCTGGTCAGGTGCTTACCGCTGCACAAATGAACGGCATTGGCGAAAACGTTTCGTTTACACCGTCTTTGGCTGGTATTACTTTAGGTAACGGCACAGTTTCTGCAACATATACAAGAGCAAACCAGCAAATACATTTACAAGTAAAAGTTACATTAGGCTCAACATCATCTGTGACGGGCACTATGGGCGTCACGCTTCCAGTTTTAGGGACTACGGCAGAAGTTGATTCGGCTATCGGTGTAGCAAGGATATTTGATAGTGGCGTAGGATTTTTTGACGGCATTGTGTATATGGCTGCCACAAATACTGCTTATGTCACCGCTCTTAACACCGCAGGTACATATTCTGTATCAACTTTTACAAGCGCAACCGTACCTATGACATGGGCGGTAAATGACCGATTAGCGTTTTCTATTGAGTACACGGCGGCATAATGAAAACTAAAGAAGAATACGCGGAACAATGCCGCACAGATAATCCCGAAATGATTGAAACCATTAACGGTATTACCCGCAAATTATCTAAAAAAGAATACGACGAGGCCGTAGAGGCTTGGGCTTTAATGCGTTGGTATCAAGACAACCCGGACAAACAGCCGGCACCAACACCAATTAACTAATGCGATGGCGTTACTTATTCGCTTACACGCTGTTAATCGCCGTGGTAGTTTGGGGTTGTAGTGGTTGCACCGTTTCTAAAACGAATATTGAGTACCAATGCTTTACAAAGGCCAGTTGTGAATAAAACACCCGAACAGCATCACGCTTCACTAATCGTATTTGTAGGCCGACTAATGGCCTTGTGCTTTACCTTTACCGTCATGGCATTTATTTACGGAATTTTATTTGTTGACCAACCAACCGAACAGGCCCCCACAGACGCTCAACTAATAGACCTGTTAAGCACGTTGCTTGTGTTTCTTACCGGCACACTTAGCGGCCTTGTCGCCTCTAATGGCCTTAAAAGCAAACCCGGCACAAACCCCGAGGCGTAACCATGACGGCTAAAGCCCAAGCCGGAGTACCCGGCAGCCGCGACTACATAGGTAACAGCGACGGCCCCGCAAAAGGCAAACGCGCCGGTACTGAGGAATGGGTAAGACAAGCTGCTAAATGGTCTAACGGTGCCTGTTGGAATAATGGCACATTTGGGCAGAGGGACGTTAAAGGAAAGCCCGGCACAATGTCAGTACACGCAACAGGGCGCGCTATGGACTTGTCATACCGCAAAACCGATACTAAAGGCGTAGCACAAGGCCGCCAAGCCTCTAAAGCGTTTATAGACGTTGTGGTAGCCAATGCAAACAAACTTGGCGTACAAATGATTATTGACTATTGGCCACAACCGTTTGGCCGTGCTTGGCGTTGTGACCGTCAAGCGTGGAAAGCCTACGAAACTAAAACCGTTTCCGGTGCACCCGGCGGCGATTGGTGGCACATAGAACTAAGCCCGGCTATGGCAGATAACCCGGAAGCCGTAAAAACTATATTTCAAGCGGTGTTTGGGGTATCCACAACCGCGTAACAATCGTTGGCTAGGGTTTTCTTTACCGACGGAAAGCCTTTTACCATGAATGAAAT